ACCTAAAAACATGAACATACAAACCGCCGCCGATATTCTTTACGGAAATGCCGTAGAACGAACCACGCTGACGTTTAAGCCTAACTTGGAGGAATTCCAACCCGTACGAGCAAAGAGCATCCAGGATAGCTTGGAAAGCGTAATTGCAACGTGTGAAGCACTGAACCGAGAGATTGAAGCGATAAAATACACCTTGGAGAACAAATAACATGAACGACAACGAAACAATCTGCAAACATTGCAACATTCCAAAAGGTTGGCACATTATCCCTAAGCTGAATTGCCCAGGGTCACGGGATGGAACATACCAAGGAGGAATTTGGTTTGAGCCATTGGAAAATGAACCAGAAGATGGACAAGATGACCCAGGATCAAATGAAGTCTGGATCACCGCCGCCGACCTTTGCATGAACTACTCTAACGAATAAAACCACTAACTAACTGAAACAAAGGAGAAAATAATGAACCCCACGCCATATCAAATAATATTAACCGCCGCCTTTTTAGGCTATCATGTAACGGAATACCAAGCCGTCGAGATCACCGCCCTATGGAGAAAATCATGGGACAGCATGGAGAATGCCATCAGGGACTACTTTGCCGCCTACGAATAACCGCCGCCGCAGACCCTAACTGATACAAATATGAGCAAAATAACATTAGGAAAAAACATGGTAAACGGATTCTTTTCCGTTGCAGATGGTGACATTTACACGCTGGCAGATGGAACCGCCGCCGTAGTAACAGCAGGAGGAGGGAATTATTGGACGTTACGCCATGCCGCTGCCGATGGAAAAGCCGACTATACCAGGCCACCAGTTCCCGAATGGGAGAATGTGGATGGTCAGTCTGCAATGGTACATATGATAAATAGGGAGTATTTTCTCCATAACTGAACCGCCGCCGCCATGAGTAAAACATCACAACTAACCCTTAACTTGGTCTGCATGATGCGAAACCCGAAAGCATGGAGATTCTACCTTTCGGGAATCCGTAGAGCCTTAATCTAACCACCACCGCCAACCCTTAACTGATACAGCTATGAACGAAAAAACCTCCGCAGAACCAGAATCTGTTATTTTTGTAAAAGAAGTAACACCCGAACAAAAAGCAATCCTTGACAAAATTCTTATAGAATTAATTAAGGAAGAGAGATTTTATGAACCGCCGTCTATTTCAAAAATGATGCCACAAGGTGATATGACAGATGAAGAATGGCAGGATGATTATTCTTTCTGGTGCGACTAATGAATCAAGAAATACAAGAATCTCTTGAGAAATTAAGTGATGAAGCAATGTGTAAATGCGGATTGCCTCGTTACACCCATAGGGAGCCGTTACTTTGGTGTCCTTCATGGTTCTTTGAAAATAAATGGCTATCCTGGCAAACATTTGAGCATAAAAAACACCCAAAACTTAACCACATAAAAAACAATGACCACTAAAACCACCGCCGCATTAACTGAAGTAAAAGCATTAATATCCAGCATCGAACCATTGTTCGCCAACTTGATACGAACATCAAAACATCACCAACTTGATACCATCCAGATCAGCACCACACGAGCAAAGGAAATACACGCAGACTTAATTATTCTTAAAAAGAGATTGCAGGAAATTGCAACTTCTGAAACAAAAGCAGAGTCAACAATTGACAGGCATCTAGACAAGATGTTTGGTTTTAACTGAAACGCAACCCCACAAACCGCCGCAACATGAAAACCGATTACACTTGCAAAAACGAAGAGTGTCAGCACGACTTTGAAGTCGATTTTGAGCCAGCAACCCGAAACCGAGGGATGCATGGGACTTTTGAGGATGCCGAAAAAGGATCATCAGCATCATGCGACCCAGGAGAATGCCCAGAATGTGGGGAGGAGGTTTCTACCGAGGATGTAGAATCCGATTGTATGCCCGACCCCGACGATTACATGGAACCTGACTGGGATTGAACCATAAACACCGCCGCAAAATGAACGTCATTAAAAGCGTCTATGAATCCCAAGAAGAGATTCTAAAATCTATCCAGAATCTCCATTGTAAAGATGGATTTGATTGTGATATGACTTATGGAAACGGATCATTCTGGAAAAATCTTCCAAAACCTATTCTATGCTTTGATATTCAACCTCAAAAGCCAGAATGCATACAGGGAGATAGCCGTTGTCTACCTTTACTTAAAGAGTCTCTCAATAGCATGGTATTTGATCCTCCCTTTTTGACGTATGTCAAAGGGGGAAGAGATCACAAAGAAGGAAAAGTTGCTATGACAGCTAGATTCGGTGGATATTGGTCATACACCGAGTTAGAGGATCATTACAGAGACTCAATAAGCGAGGCATACAGGGTATTAAGACCGAAAGGTCACCTTGTCATTAAATGTCAGGACATCATCCACAATCACAAAATGCACAGCACCCATTACAATACGATTGCATGGGCTGAAAGCGAAGGGTTCAGATTAGCAGATTTATTCATTCTTGTGGCTTCCCACAGAATGCCATCACCACAAAAAGGAACACAAAAACACGCAAGGATATTCCATAGCTATTTCCTTGTTTTCCAAAAAACAAAATGAGAGCAACACAATACAACGGAGACCGCCCGAATCTTAACTGGTGCGTGTTCCTTTTATTTCTCTACAAAGAGTATGATTGGAACTTGACATCACCAAAATTTCGATCAACATATTTTCCCTTCAAAAAAGTCTTGCAAGGGACTAAAACATCAACCACATTAACACGATGACAACCACTGAAACACCTGACACATTCACCGCCGAGCCTATCACCGCCGTCGAGACATTCACCGCCGCACCAAAGACTAATGCATTCTTGGGTCTATACGTTCCGCTTGAGTTAAAGGCAAAAATCCATGCCGCATCAAAAGCCGAGCGTCGATCAATGTCTTCATTTGCTGTTGGAGTCTTTGAGGAATACTTCAACGAACCAGTAACCCAATGAGCAAGACCATCGCCGCATTGATTTTGATTGCATCTCTAATCGCTTTAGCTGTACTTACAATGCCACGATGAAAGAAGGACTTTACAAAAATATCCAAAAAAAGAGGGAACGCATCGCCGCTGGTTCTGGAGAGAAGATGAGGAAGCCAGGATCAAAAGGAGCACCTACTGCAAAGGCTTTCCGAGACTCCAAGAAAACCGCTAAAAAGAAATAACTATGGCAAGCGAAAAATGGCAGACAAAAGCTGGTAAAAATCCGAAAGGTGGCTTAAATGCCGCTGGAAGAGCAAGCTATAACAAGGCTCATGGGGGGCATCTCAAGCCTCCTGCACCTAATCCCAAGACCAAATCAGATGCAGGACGTAAAGCCTCATTTTGTGCGAGGATGAAAGGGATGAAGGCAAAGTTGACCAGTGCAAAGACTGCTAAAGATCCGAACTCACGCATTAACAAAAGCCTCCGAGCATGGAAATGCCACTAACCAATTTCCTTTGGAAATTCATCCAAGGATTAACCAACAACAACCATGTCACACACACTAGCAGAACTAAACGAAATCGCACAGGGAATAGCCAACAAGCTCGGTCACATCAGTCAGGAGCTTCTTTTGGAGATCGAAGCACTCATCAACAAGAAGGATTGTTCACAAAACCCCTGCCAAAACCAACAAGCTGTATCGGATGCTACCGAGACCCCTGCTGTTTAACAAATAGATGAAAGCACTCTTTGAACGGATGAAAGGGATGTTTCAGCCTATGCAGATTAAGGCACTCCCTAACGAGACTTTGATCAATACTCGCAAGCTGTCACCAGCAAAGCGTAAATCGATCAAGACAGAGGCTACCAAGCCAGTAACAAAGGGTCGCAAGCCCACAACAAAAAGGAAAAAGTAAGATGCCAACGAAGAAAATGCCAAAGATGGAGAAATCCAAACCTTCCTCCAAGGCTACAAAGATGAAAGCCGCTTCATCCATGATGAACAAAGGCTACAAGAAGAAGTAAAAACCTTCCTGTTTGCTCCTAGAGGGACATGAACAAACCCTCTAGGAGCTACTAGCAGGAGCAACCACGCACCCAACAAAAACATGAATAACACATTAGCGGTATCCAGTCAACCATCGATGGGAGACATGGAAAAGATGGCAGTTGCCATCGCAAAGTCAGGTCTATTCGGGATGAAAAGCCCAGAACAGGCACTAGCATTAGGACTCCTAGCAGTTTCAGAGAACAAGCCATTCGCCAGCATTTGTGCTGAATATGATGTCATCCAAGGCCGTCCTGCTCTCAAGAGTCAGGCTTGCCTAGCTCGATTCCAACAAGCCGGGGGAACAATCCAATGGATCACCAGATCCGATAAGGAATGCACCATAGAGGGCAAGCACCCCGCTGGTGGAACTCTCCAAGTCACTTGGACATGGGACAGGGCGCAAGCCGCTGGACTGACCAGCAAGCAGAACTGGAAGCAATACCCAACCGCTATGCTTTCTAGCAGATGCGTTGCCGAGCTTGTCAGGGCGATCTACCCTGCTTGCCTTAATGGAGTCTATCTCGCTGAAGAGGTGCAGGATTTTGATACCAAGCCGCTTCGTATTGAGAAGCCAGAGATCAAGGTGGAAGCCCAGGTGGTTGCAATTGAAGACGCTGTGCCTACTGTTGCGGAGCTTGTAGAGGCAAGCATGAAGGCAGCAGAAGAACAAAACCCGCTGACTACACTCTCATCCTTGATGTGGGATGCCGGTATTGAAGACTCTCATGTCATCGAGTTCCTCATCGCCAAAAAGGCTATCAAGGACAGGAGTGTTCTCCTCAAGGATGTCAACCCCAAGGTCATCGCTCGCATCATTGAGAAATGGGACGATGTTTTGGCTTTCAAACCAGCACTCTCATGATCCGTAACCACAATTAAACGCAAAAAATAATATGGGAACAACATTTTCCGACAATGGCACGATAAGAAACATTCCTGCTGAAACAATAAACAAATCTCTACAAGAGAAACACGAAAAGGATTTATCAGTATTGGTAGTCAACGAATCAACCAAAAGGTTTGAGAAAAGCCTTACAGATACAGAAACAATGGTTGAAAGAGCAAAATCAGCAAGAGAGGCAATGGATGTTTTGGCTGATTCCGTTAAAGTTGCATGGATTGATTATTCGGAATCCGTCCAAGAATATATAAACTCAATACGACAAAAGAAAATATCTGCTGAATTAGAAACAAAACAAATGATGGCATTGTTTGATTCTTTTGCCAGGTTCTCAAATGACCCTCAAAGGGAAATCGAATTGAAGAAGCTGGAGCAGTTTGCAGATGTTTGTGAGCGTTTAAGAAAACTGAATGATTCTGGAATCCTTGAAAAAATAGCAACAATTATTAAGTAACATGAAAACCAAAAAAACAAAGACCCAAGAGTATAAATACACTCCAGCAGAAAAATTGCTTTTTGCTTACAGAGCAGCACACGTAAAAAAATAATATGGACGAGCGTAACGGAAAACCATCAGCAAGCGGATTCTCCCGACTTGCCCTATGCCCTGGTTCTTGGAACCTAGAGCAGACACTCCCCCCACAGGAGGAGAACAAGTACATGGCACTAGGCACAGCAGTCCACGCTGTCCTAGCTGGTCAAGCAGAGTTTGATACTCTCACCGAGGATGGTCAGGACATCGCCACAAGATGCCTCTCCCAATTCTCCGAGATGATCGGTCAGTTGGATCTAGGGGAAAGAACCAAGGAGGTTATCGAAGAGAGATTCTGGTATGATGATCTCTTCTCTGGAGCTATTGATAGGATCGACTTCTTTGGGGAAGATACAGCAGTAGTCACGGACTATAAAACTGGTCGTGTAGCCCAATCTGGAGCCGCTGAAAACTATCAACTCCGAGCCTATGCCGTCCTAGTCAAGAAGGCATTCCCTAAACTCAAGAGCATCTACGTTGCCATTATTCAGCCTTTATCCGCTGGCAAGACAATCGCTGAATACAACGAGGAGGATCTCGCCAGAGCAGAAAAGGAAATTGTTGGCATCGTTCATGCTTCCCAAAAGCATGATGCTATACGAACTCCTTCTAATGATGCGTGTAAATGGTGCAGGGCAAAAAGCATATGTCCAGAAGTGCGTCAGACGCATAATGAGATTCAAATAGTCTCTGGTGCTGTTGCTTCTCGTCTATCAAATGATGAGATCCTAGCCATTGATGAAAAGGCCGAGGTAGTTCTTGACTTCATTGAAGAAGTTAGGAAGGAGATGAAAGCTAGAATGATGGCAGGACAACAATTCGCTGGACGTTCACTAACTGAAGGACGTAAAGTAAGGAGTGTTTCGGATACTCAATCTGTTATTTCTGCTCTTTCTGGTATCGTTGAACAATCTGACGTGCTTGCTTGCACAAAGATTTCAGTTGCATCTCTTGAGAAAGTCTTTGCCAAAGCCAAGGGACTTAAAGGGAAAGAAGCCAAAGAAAAGTTTGAGGATGCCCTCGGTTGGCTCATCGAAACAACAACTGGTGAGCCTTCCATCAAACGGAATTGATGATCAAGGGGAAGGTTATGCTCTTGCTATCACTTATATGGGACGAGATTGGATCGTTCTCTACAAGGATGCTGGCAACTTCACAGCCTTCCCTGCTGATCAAAGGAAATCAAACATTCATCAAGCTAGAAAAGTCATGAAATATCTCATGGTCGAAGGATTCATAAATCCCGAAAACAATGAGCCAACAATGTCAGTGCAGTAAAAACAACAAAACAACAAGATAAATAATAACCATATGTCATTCACAATATCAATCGACGTAACGAAAATCGACAAGTCACTCCTCAAGAGTGTCACCAAGAAGGATGGGACAAAAGCCACATATCTCAACCTTATTTGCTGGCCCAACCGAGATGGTCAGGACAAGTTTGGCAATGATGGTTCAGTTAAGCATTCCTTGACGAAGGAACAACGTGATGCAGGGATCAAGTCAGAGATCCTTGGAAACTACAAAGTGAAGCAGGAACAGGATTCCGTATTCCCCCCTGGCTTTGCCGAGAAGATCAAGCCAGCACCAGCATTCAAGAATCGTGCCCCTAAACCACAGCAGGATGATCCATTCGGTGACATTGCCGAGGACGAGATCCCTTTCTAACCCATAACCAAGCAAGCAACCACCAAAATGAACGAGTATATTTACATATTGTATTACAAGATTGACTATGAAGGACAATCTGTTGTTGGGGTCTATTCCTCTTTAGAAAAAGCTCAATTTGCTTCTGATTCTCAACCGAAAGAGAATCTTTTCATAGCAAAAGTAAAACCTGACACAGAAATCGACCTTGATTCTCCTTTTACTTATACAGCAACCATTTAGTCTGACCAAGCAACCACGCACAATTATGGAAGAGCCAACAGAAAACGAAGCAAAGCTAATGGCACAAATTGACTTCCTAAAAAGGGATGTCAAGGAGCTACAGGAGAATCTCCGATTTCACAGATGTGATATTTGGGATGTTGAGGAGGCATTAGAGACCCTTGTAACAAGGTATCTCATTAGTTCCCTCATCGTCTTGGGATTGGTTGTGTCAGTTGTCGTAATGTTCATCCGCAAATGAGTCGACGATACTGCACTTGCGAGGAACGCTACGGAATCGTTCCAGAATATCATAGCTGTGAATATGTCACTGCTAGGAACAAACTGATCCCTGATGCCGAGGCACAAGCCAAAGCAATCTCTAGGCTAGATAATGGTAGGTTAGACTTCCTCAAGTTTAACTATACTTTCTCTAATCTCATGGAAAAAGCCGCAATAGAAGCTGGACTCTATGACCTCTAAAGAAGCACAAGCCTATTGGGATGGTGAACATATCCGTTACTTAACTGAAGATAATCAACCTCCTTCAGTTGAGGATCGGGTAAAAGAAGCATTTGATGCAGGGGTAAGATCGGTTCAGCGATCCTATTCCAATCTGGATGTTATCGGAAGCAATCAATGTGGAATCAATTTCCAAAGGACAACACTATGAGTGATCAATTCGACTTTGACTTCTCACCTATTGAAGAGGAAATCTTTGATGATATTCAATCAAGGTTTCTCCGATTCCATACCAATAACCCTCACGTTTATAGCAACCTTGTCGTTCTAGCTAGGCAATTCCGAGAGAAGCGTAGTGATGCCGTGATCGGTATCCAGATGCTCTTTGAAGTTCTCCGCTGGAACTACTGGTTAAATACAGATAGTGAGGAACAATTCAAGATGCCTAATGAGTTTGCCGCTGGCTACTCAAGGTTGATCATGAAGCAGGAGCCTGATCTAGCTGGCATATTCAAGCTATCCAAATCTACCTTTGACCAATGAGAAAGATGTTCAAAGCTAAAGGCAATACCACTAGGCGTGTTGCTGGTAAGATGAACAAGACCGAGGAGGCTTATTCAAGGACTCTTCAAGACAGGAAACTCCGAGGGGAGATCCATCACTGGCAGTTTGAAGCTATGGCTTTAAGGCTGGCAGATAGGACAACTTATACACCTGACTTTTTTCTCATCATGGCAGATGGAAGCATCGCATTCCATGAGGTAAAGGGATTCTGGCAAGGAACAGGGAGAGTAAAGATCAAAGTTGCCGCTGAACTTCACCCTTGGTTTGAGTTCACAGCAGTCCAACTGAAAAAGAAGGAGTGGGTTTATGAGCAATTCTGATCTATGTCCCCATTGTGGTCAGTCATATCCTCCCAAGAATGCTCGTAAAAGCGATTTTGAGGCATTCTGGAAGGCTTATCCTCGAAAGATAGGAAAGGGATACTGCCAAGAGATATGGAAGCGGAAGAGATTCCCTGCCATTGAGATCATCCTTGAATCACTCCAGAAGAGCATAGCCTCTGCTGATTGGCAAAAGGATGGAGGCAAGTTCATTCCCAACCCTAGCACCTGGCTAAACCAAGGACGATGGGATGACGAAGGAATAGATCACTCCGTACTACGCCAGCAGATTTCCAAGCCAGTATTCAAAGGAACTACCAGTAGGGTAGATCACGAAGCATACAGGGCATGGAAGATTGAAGAAGGATACCCACCCCAATTCATTGATTCGACTTTCAATGAAGACCCCGAACCAGTACAAAAGAAATACCTAGCAACCCTAAAATCATGACAAACATATACAACGAAGAGTATCAGAATTGTCTTGACCGAGAGAAGGAGTCTCTTTGTCAGGAGATCAGCAGACTGAATAGCAAGCTGGCATACCTAGAGAATGTTTTGAGCGAGATCCATCTCCTCAACTCGTTAGGCAAAAGCCTCAAGATCCATGATGCGGTGAATGCCGCTATTGATGTTCTCAAGTGAAAAAACAAACAGAAGTCTGTCCTTTTTGTGATGATAAACAAGAAAGCGATAAGTTTTATAAATTTGAATGCGGAACAATAAAAAAATTCCCTAGTGGATACATCCGATCAGAAATGTGCCATCAATCAGAAGTTGCAAAACTCTGGAAGCAAAGAGCCGAAATAGCAGAGGCTGAAGTTGCTAGGATGCATAGGCTCTATTGGAGACAATAATATGAACCCACGCACCTTCACAGAGGTTTTATTACCTATCCTGTTGGTCGAGATCTTAACCAACTCTGCTTGGCTATACGTCTCCTACGATGCAAAGATCCGAGAGAATGTGTCACTTTCATACACACTCTCAATCGTTGCAGGAGCATTGTCTGGTCTAGCTTGGGCATGGATGGCATTGAGCATCAAACAATCTGATGTTTACTTTGCCAACATTGCATGGGATCTGATTGTTACAGGCTTGTTCTTTACAATCCCGATCTTCCTATTCCACATCAAACTAGATATGCAGTCCGTACTTGGAGCATCCATTGCTCTGATCGGATTGCTGATCATGAAATCATGAACGACCACGAAGAAATTATACTATGTGCTAAAGCCGCTGGAGCCAATCCAGAGGCATCCTATTTCGTCGAGGCATTCCTCGTCGAGAACGCCAAGCCAGAGTTGACCATGCAACAGAAGCTAGATCGTTCCAACGACCAGCGAGATCGTGCAGTATCAATTTGTGACGCTATGATGGCATGGGAAACACCAGCAGATGCCCGAAAGACATCCAAGGATCTGTCTCAATTAAAGAAAGAAATAAATGAGTAGTTCGATAGACAAAATACTAAACCAACTAGGGTTTGAAACACCCGACCTTCCTCCCATAACCAAGAGGGAAGCAATAGAACAGGGATTGATCCAGGGATCAGAGAAGCCAAAGAAAGGCATATGCGGTAAATCTGTTTACACTTCTGCTTCCAAATGTGATGCCGCTATTAAACACCGACTAGAATCAGGGTTTGGAGGGACTAGCTTTCTCCGTTCCTATTTCTGTGAGGAATGTTCTGGCTGGCATATGTCCTCTTCCCATAACAAACTGAACAAATGAACCCTCTGGAAGCTATAGGTCATGCCACATCAATATTATTCCTGATAGGTATGATCCTGTTCTTCTGGATGATCTTTAAGAAAACAAGAAAGGTTTATCGTCGAGGCCAGAAAGCCCAAAGGCGTGAACGTAAATACAACAAATCAAAATGTTCCTAGCACTCATCTACACTGCAATCGCACCGATCCAACAACCGATCCAGCAACCTCAAACACAAACCATCTATGTGGCTAACCTATCTGCCACAGATGGCAGAGATGCAGGAGCATACTACCAAGTCACAACGCTTCCACAACCAGTACAGGAGCCAGCATACCGAATGACGTTACCAGTTATGGATTTGAATACCGATAACCAACAAGACCAATGATCAAGCAACCAACCACGCTTAAAGAATTAAAAAAGTTCCGCTATGCCGTAACGGAAAGCCTTCCCCAAGGACAGGCATACGATCCAGCCCAATGTGCCATGATCGTCTATGAGAGAAAGAGACCCAAGTACCATTGGCAATGCTCTCGCAAGTCAGGGTACGGAAAGGATGGTCTGTGGTGTGCCAACCACAAGAATGATCCAGTGGCTATGTCTTGAGCTTGGTGAATTCTGGACGCTTGAACTTGCCTTCATAGTTAAGGGTTTCTAGTTCCAATAATGGGAGCTTCCGTTCAGTCAACCATTCCCTAGCCAGCTTGCAGTTGCGTAGATTGGAAGGATCTCTCTGTAAGCCAGCACCCTCCCACAAGGAAGGATGCCATTCATGGTAGATCAAATCCTCAATCTCTCTACCGCCAGCAGATTTGATTAGCTCACGCATGATACGATCCCAACTATGCCGTCCTAGCACCATGTCAGGGAATAAGTGATGGTTCCTTCTCCACCATCCAACTCTCATAGCAAAGAAGTCACACCCTGCATACTTTGCCCCTGCACTTACCCGATCATATGGCAGAGGCTCATCTATCCGTTTGAAGTCTCGACGATAAGAATAAGCAGGGAGTGTTCCCTCTAACCTTTGGATAAGATTGTTGGCTATACAAGTGTCCGTATTGGTTAGCAAGAGTACCGCTTCATCGTTACGTCCAACACAAGCAAGGCGTAAAATATCCTTGATCATGGGTATCCTACGAGTCTCTCCAGGTATAACTTCAGCCGAGGATCTTACAAAGCAGTTGTCATCCAAACCTAGATCGACACAAGAGATAGCTTGCCATGTCTTTGCCGCAAGATCATTACGCCTTTTCTCATCTCCAATAGCCCAAGGCATCTTCTGATATACATGGACAATCTCTGGATACAGAATGGTAGGCTTATCCTTACGCCTGATCTTCTCCAAGATTCCAACCACATCTCTAGGGAAGTGCCTGTATCGTGTATAAGAAGCATAGAATGGTCTCCACGCTGTCCCATGCCATAGGGAGGGTCTATCTGTCACGATGGCATGAACTGGCTTATCTGTGGCGTATGAGAGGTGTAGCGGCCCACTATCAGTCAAGATCATGGCATGGGTATTAGGATGATCCATAATACCAAGGAGATCATAGAACTTCTCCGCTTTGATCTTACCGAGATCGACGATATGGAACTCTGGAAGTGAGTTATTTAGGATCTCCCATAGCAATTCTTGATACTGGAATGGGGAGGAAGTGCCACCAGTAGATACCACAATCCAAGGCTTATCCTTTGGCAATCCCTTCACTAGCTTCTTTTCCCTCTTGGCATCCCTCTGATCGAATACTAGCTTTGGTTGTTTAGGCCAGAGATCCAGCTTGTTGCATAGTCTCCACGCATCCATCTGGAATGAATCACAGATAATCTGTGGCCCGACATGATTGCCGTACACTTGGCTAACGATCACATCCGTAATCCCAACTACTTGGGTAGTGATTACATTATCCTCCTTGAATTTCTCCAATGCACCCATGACATCCTCAAATGGCCCATCATAAATAATGGGATTGACATAGCTAACACCATCTAGGATGTCAGCATAATCCTTGGATACAATGAGACTAGGCTTTGTGCCTGTCTCATCAAACTCATTCTTTAGTACAGGGAGGAATGCACATATATCCCCGTAGCGTCCGAGGTTTAGATATGTAGCCACTACTCGTAAACTTTACGGAATCTCTCTGGCTCTGGCTCTTCAGCGGTAATGACCTTCAGTGGAGGGAAATCTTTCTTATCGTCTTGTGGAAGCGTATTAGAATCCAATCCGTTTTCCTCAAGAGGCTGGAGAGGCCCATGTGCTTGCAAATAGCGTCCTAGCTCAATGAACAAGAACCTACGCTGGTCAAGAAGATATGCCGTACAAGCCTGATAGAAGTTAATCTCTGGCATCTTCTTTGACTCCCCCTCTTCCTTGATCTGTTTCAAGATAGGGTCTTCTTCAAAGTGGGAACGTAACTCAAGTGGGATGATATATTTTTTGCTCATAGTGGTTGCTAGGAATTAAAGAGTTACTGAAAGCCTTTCAGAAGGCAAGGATTAAAAACCTCCAGCACCAAATCCCTTACTTCCAAATCCGCTAGATCCAAACCCACCAGAGGAGCTTGATCGTTGTTTTGGTTTTAATGATTTTTCGTAATCAGCAATGTCAGCAGGAGTTTCAAGCCTTCCTCCAGAGAATGCGGCAGATGCCGCTTTTGCAACCGCTGGAATAATTTCTCTTTGAGTTGATGCTTCTGAAATTGGAATAGGAGCAAATTGTTCCTGGATGACTTCACCCCAAGTTAATCTCCTACGACCACGATCAGGTTGCTCTTTTGACCAAGGAACAACATTTCCAACATAATCCTTACCAGTTGCACCAACTACCATGTCTCTTACAATTGGACTAAATCCACTTCTAAAGTAACCATACAAAGCATTTTTCATTGCTTGCTCTCTACCTCCTTCAGCTTTCTCAAACCTATTCAAATCACCAAATATTGCATGATATTCTTGTGCTACTAAACGAGCAATACGGGTAAATGCACCAACGGTAGAAAATTGATAGCCAAAACCTTTATATGCCAACCAATCGTTTTTCTTTGGATTGGTAAAGTTGATGCTCTGATTGCTTCCAGTTACAGATAGCAATGCTTGATTTGCTAATAAAGTTCCACCCAAATAGGCCAAGAATTTTGCTTTATTCTTTGCCTCATAAATAGCACTCATCCGTTCCTCTGGAGTTACTTTTGTAAATGGGTTTACCATTTTAGTAAATGTTCCAAGCATTCTGGCTGGATCTTGAATTAGCCATTTGAAGCGACTTGCAATAAGTTTTGGAGCAAAGAAAAGAACTTTAGTAATTGGGCTTTGAAGTATTCCAGCGGTTCTCTTTCCTCCCTTTGTAAATCCAGTAGCATTATTAATGCTGTTAGCAAGCATCTCTGCCATCTCTGGAGTCTTTTGTGTAATGCTCAACTTATTCCACGCCTGGTCAAACATATCCTGACGTAAATGGAACAAGGCATCGAATCCCCTGCCACCAGAGATTGCATTTAGAGCATTTGCCATAACGGAATCTCCCCTTTCCTTTGTGGCTCCTTCTCTTCTTACCTCTCTAGGATCATTTTCCAATCCTGCTCTTCTGGCAGTAATCCAATTAGGTCTATAAATCAAATCCTTGTTCTCAACGATGTTTTTAATCTGACCATTCTTTCCAGTGAAGCTATACGAGAAACCTTTTAACCATGCTTTAAATGCGGCTCTAGGGTGAGTGTAAATCGTAGTAGGTGCGTGAGTTCCAATGAATGCAGTCCCGTGACCAAAGATTGCCAGCTTGAATGTCTTTTCAGCCAATGCACCAAATGTCTTTCCAATCCAACTTGCCTTTTGGTTATCCAACCAACGCTTTGCATCATCCAAGGCCATTTGCCTATTACGTTGTTTTAGATACATTTCATCAGATGCTTTCTTTGCTCCTTTTGGGGAAGAGAATGCTTGCCTGATTTGATCGGGAAGTAATCCAATATCACTTGCCATGTCGTTAATCATCTTATCGTAATCCGACTCTCCCTTATCTAAATAGAATCTCTTGGCAGTCTCCCAAAGTGTCTTTACTTGTTCTGGATTTAACTTCTCACCAACTTTACCTTTTGGGAATAGGTCAGCTTGTTTTGCTTTTAGTCGAGCATTGGAAAGTTCTTGTTTCTTATTGGCAAGATCAGCTTCTAATCCCTTGATCTCTTCATTGGTTATTTTCTCTACATCTTTCGGAGTTGAAATCTTTCCGCTGTTAATGTCATCAATCTTCTTTTGATATTGAGCAATACGCTTACGAAGATTATCAGCAACTTTTTCCTCTCCAATCTTCTCAACTGTCTTTGCTTTAGGCTTTGGTGTACGAGCAATCCTAACAGCTTTAACTGCCTCTTCTCCACCTGGCTCACCTTTTACTAATTTTTCAGCTTTATCCCATGCCTCTTTAAGGAACCTTTCTGCTTTAGGCCCAAACTGATCTAGAATCATTTTAGACGATCTAGCAAAATCCAACCCAAGTTCGCTAATATGTCCACGCATGATTCTTGCCACAGTGGCAACAATAGAAACATCAGGGAATGATCCAAGTTGAGCTAATTGCTTTTTTAAAAGTTTCTCTGCCTCAAGACGATCAGCTTTCCATTTATCAACAATTCTTTGAGCTTGATCTAAAACTACTTTTTCAAATTTGGGAGTTTGCTGATTCTCAAGATCCTTAATCTTGGCCTCATAATAAGCCTTCAACTCTTCAGCAGTCTGACCTTGAGCTTGCTTTACTTCTTCTAAATCCCTTTTGATCTTTTCATTCTCTTGATTAAGACGATCAATTTCAGCTTTTTGTTTTGTTCCAGATGCATCAGATAAATCAGCAACTTGCTGGCGAGATTCATCAATTGACTCTGGAGTCTTTACTTCAACATCGGCAAGTCCAGCATCCATCGTATCTCTATGCTGTTGCTGTGCTTGATTTGACTCTTCAACTGTTTTATTAACCTTATCTGCAACTTTTCTGATTTGATCATGTTGAGATAAAGAAGGCTCTTCTCCAGTAATCTTTGTATACTCACGGGCAATATCGGCGGCATCAGAAAGATCAGTCTCTCCCTGAAATGTCCTTAAAATATCTGAAGCAACGGTTCCAGCTTCACGCAATCCCTCATAGTAATCTTGGTATTGCTTTGCCAAATCTTTGTACTCTGGAGAATTTGGGCCATATTTCTTCAGTGCTTCGCTAACCTTTTTGGCTAACCCTTGCACATATGCTTTAGCTGTTGCGAGTGAATTAAAGTCACCTTGCCTAGCTTTTGCTAGGGCATCAAATGGATCTGCTCCAGAACGCAAGTTTGCATTACCGATTTCCGTAATTCCAGCAATGGAAGTGCCTTCTCCAGCAGGGACAACGCTAGTAAGGATTCCTCTACGTTGCTGATCTTCTTGATCTTTTGTTCTGATTGAAATTTTCTCCCCTTCCCCTCCAGCAACAGGAGCAGGAGTAGGAGCTTCTTCTTTGCCGAATTTCTTCTCTACTTGCTTTGATAATTCTTCTTGAGTCGGTTCTCTTCCTAAAACCTTGGTCAAGTGTGCCGCAAGTCCTTTAGCGTATGTTTCTCTTTCGCTGGGAGGCTTTGGGCCGTATTTGGTAGCCTGTTCCTCGTTGTGCAATTGGTTTGCACGACTCCATAGATCCTCCAAGTGGGGTCGAATTGCTTCACCAAATTCAGACAACATTTCCTTTGACCAAGCGGTGAAATCTTTTACTCCACGGGCAATTTTGAAAGCACCCTTAACTGCATATGCAAATAACAGTTCTGGATCTAATCCCGTATTAAGACGTTTCTTTGATTCTTTGATTGTATTGTCAGCCCAGTCTTCAAGATTAGATTTTTTCTGTTCTGAAGATTCACCAAAATCAAATGATCCAGTAAGAGTATCTTCTCGTCTTGGCTCGGTCTCTGGTGGTGTGGATTCCGTTTCACCAATAAGACCAAATGGCATTTCTTTCTCACCAAAAAGATTTCCCTCTCCAGTAGTTTCAATTGTGGGTAATGCTGGCTTCTTTATTCCCAACTCTTCCTTGATGTCATCATGTAGCCAGAATTTTGCATACTTGTCTCTCTGTTCTTTTAATTCAGAAATACGCTTTTGCAAACCTTGGGGGTCTTTTACATCAACTCCCAATTTAGCGGCGGCTTCTGGATTCCTAGCCGCACCTTGTACTGCTCTAATTTGTTCCGACAATTCATTTGCCCTAGCACTTGCGGCTTTGGAAATTCGCATTGCCTCCTTGATGAAGGATTCATCTTCTCCAAAAAGATTAGTCTGCTCCTCATTTCCTCCTGTTTTTTCTTTAAGCAGTGCAATGTATCCAGGTAATTCCTCGGCAGATAATCCCTTTGACGCTCCAATTGCGGCTCTTTGAAGAGCAGGATCATTTGGAGCAGATTCAGCTATTGCGGCGGCTTTTGCCTCACTTATTTTTCCAGTGCGGAAGAGTCCGTAGAGATCGTCTTCAGAATATCTGCCGATTGAGAAGCCGTTCTTTTGTTTAGAGCGAGAAAGGAGGCCTCCCTGTTGGGCATCTTCCTTGGTAATTGGGTCATTGCGGAAGTATGCCGCAAAGTCTTTAACTGATCCTTTTTCATCTTTAATATTAAGTTGTGCATCTTTTACAAGAGCGTCTTCTTTTGTGAAACCATCTGCTTCACGATGTATTTTAATCAATATCTCTGGCACTTTGTTCGCCAAAGCTAATTGCCAACGATGGCGACCGCTGATTACTTCACGATCTCCATTAAGTCTTTCCCAAATGTGGACAATTCCAGCGGCCTCTGGATCGTATTTTCCTTTGAGTTCTTCTCCTGCAACAACTCCAGTTATTGGATCTGCTCCTTCTTTGAAGTTTGGAACATCCTCTGATAATTTTAGTGATTCTGGATCAACATAAGCCAAATCATGTTTTGCCATCTGATCTGGTGTTGGCTCTGGAGTGATCTTTTCTTCTTTTGGAGGTTCTTCTTTTGCTTGGACTTGGGTAGTTGCGGCGGCTTCTGGGCCTGTCTCTACTGGAGCTTCTATTTTTTCTGGAAGATGGGTTGATTCGCTTCCATCTCCAAAACGAACTTTTACTCTTCCAAAAGGATTTCCGATTATTGTTCCATTTCTTCCATCAACAGAAACAGGCTTTCCTTTATAGTTAGATGCTTCACGCTTTTCTTTAGCGGCTTGTTCTTTAGCGGTAAGTTCCCCTGTAATCCTACGCTTAATTGCGGCGGCAACCATTGCATCACCTTTATCTCTTTTTCCTTTTTGTTCTGGATCGTTTCGATAATTGAATGCATTTCGTTCTTTTTGTTTTTTAAGCCAAGCATCTACTTCTTCAACTGTATTTGCTTGATCAACAAACTCTGGAGCGACTACTTCTTCTTTTTTGGGTTTTTCTTCACCTTCTTTGGCAGGGACTTCTGCTTCGTTTTGTCGGCCCACTCCTTCGCCCACGGCTGGTGCGTTGCGAACGCCCACTTCTCTTGCGCCTTGCTTCTGAACGGACTCATATGTTTTTTCGGTTGGTTGTTCTAATTTAAGGTTTGTAGGTGTTTCTTTTTCGGAAAGATCATAAGAATAAATAGGAATATCCTTTGGAATATGTTTTGTTAATTCTGTTATTGCTTCGTTTCTAGATACTCCTGGTTTTTCTTCTGCACCTGGATTTTGATCTATGTAATCATTGACTTCTTGAAGTTGATTATTTTTCTCATCAATCTTCCTTTCTAATTCTGACTCTTTTGCAGTCCTTCCATAAGTATTCTTTTTAACATTTGGATCAGATGCAGATGCTTTTCTTTCTTGATCAAGCTGATTATAAAGATTAGTAAGTTCATTATTAATCTTTTCTGGATTTAACGATTCACTTGTTAATAAATTTATTGCTTCAGAATCAATTAATGCGGCTTTAGGTTTTGCAGGATTTCTTTCTGTTACAATTCCATCATTTGGATTGTATCCCTTTGATTCAAAAGAAACATTTGGTTTATCAAATACAAGAGTAACAGTTTGCCCTCCAAAAGACTGATTTGGTTCTGATGGATTTATTGTTATATTTGATCCGATCCTTAATCCATTATTAATTATATTAGGAATATCTTCATTATTTCTAACGGTATGGACAATGGAATTAGCTAATAAATCTTTCGGCTTTTCTTCAGCTACGGGAGCCTCTGCTGGTTTTTTTAACTCATCAATCTGTTGTTGAATTTCTATATACTTTGCTGATCCCTCTTTATGCTCCAATTGTTGAGTAGCAAGATCAATTAACCTTTGCGTATTATCTGTTGTAGCAGGAGCTTCATCAGCAGGGGTAGGTGTTTCTACAACAGGGACAGGAACCTCATGCATGGAGTCAGCATTAGCTGTAATCTGTGCCTCTTTTTCATTAACCAAAGGATTAGAAGACGGAGAAATCTCTGGAGTAGTGCCACCCAGTTGAGCATTAGCGGCCTTCTTTGATTCGGCTCTAGCTTGAAATCCAGTTCCCAAACCATGAAATGCACCAAACAAAATATCAGGAACCGCTTGTTCAACATTTGGTAAAAATGACTGTCCTTGTGCCGCCCTCAATCCACCAGAGACTCCAAGGTTTACGCCAGTAGCGGCGGCTCCGCCAATCAATCCTTGTGTTAGGGGACTTGCTCCCTTAAACAATGCACTGGTTGCCTCTCCAGCAATCGGCCCAAATACCGCATATGGTAAAATTGAAGCGGCAGACTTTTGTGCCTCCTTGCTTGCGGCTTCATGACCAGCGGCATCAAGCTGTGCAGGATCGGTAACTCCCTGCTGTTTTAATTCGGCAACCTTGGTATCATATGCCTCCCCATAGGCTTGACTTGCGGCCATTGTCGCCATTGTAGGAAACGCCAATGGCCCAGTGAGCATTCCAGGTGCAAGATCAATAACCCCTCCGATTCCCCTTCCGATCTGTGCCGCTGTGGATGTGTCCTTTTGAGATACTCCCAAAGCAGGAAACATCCCAGTGGCTTGCTGGCTTAATGCTCCAGCTTGCTGACCAAGCTGTTGTCTTTGCTGGATTAATTCTTGTTGTTGAGTATCAGAAGCATATTGAGGAAGTTTAAGCGTCTGCTCTTTCTGTGCTTGAAGATCACCAATTTCCCTTTGGAGATCGTTAATCTGATTTCCATATTCAGCAGTAGAAAATCCTTGCTTCTTAACAATCCCTTGAATGGCATCCAAGGATGCTTGCCTATCAGCAATTGCTTTATCAAAAGCAGATGTAGCTTCTTGAGTAGTTGCACCACGCTGGAAAGGAGCATTGACTCCAGATATATCTGTTACTGGTGCGGCTCCTGCTCTCTCAAACCCACCAGCAGTTTGGATTGCACCAGCGGCGGTCTGTGCGGCGGCAGATCTACCCAAAGCACTATACCAAGGCATTGATGAGCTAGTTACAGCAGATGGCCCAATGCTTCCTTGACCTCCAATCATTTGAGATCCATAACTACTTTGTTTTGGTATCAGATCAGAAAATGGATTTTCTGTAGCAACACTCTGATTTGCTTGAGTTGGTATAGTTTGATTTGAACCAGGTATTAAATCTGAAAAAGGATTTTGTTCTTGTTGATCTTCAGCAGATGATTTTGGAACTTTTCCATAATTGGATAAGAGTCTCTTTAGTTCTGCTGGACTTTTGGGAATCTGATTAAGGGGAATTTGATCAATAGGAATAAGATTCGCTTGTCCTGATTCTGCTCTGTAATCAGATGGATCTTTGTAAATATCAACTACATTTGGATTTCTATTTCCATGCCTATCAGCGGCAATATATGCCTCTCCTGTATCTTTATTTAAGAATACAGTTCCTAATGGATTTACCGATGGATTTACGGCAACAACTCCTGGTGTTAGCTGAATATTGTTTACACCCAATCCTTGTGCCGTATATGGATCATATGACTCATCAGCACCACCTACAGCGGCAGGGATGCTATAAGAAGTAAATGGCGTAGGGGCAGGAGACGCATCCCCTCCCGATGACCCACCATTGGGAATTAAATCGGCAAATGGATTTTCAGCCATAGGTTAAACAGGCTGTTCTTCTTCCTCTGGTTGCTCTTGTGATACATTAGAAGGAACCACTGGTTGAGATGGTGCAGTTGTTGCCGCTGGAATCATTCCACCAGTATTAAAATTTGGATTAATTTGCATTCCAGATGGAGTAGCCATTGGAGAAGCTGATGGTGCTTGTTGAGAAGCAGGGGCAGTGGGAGCTGAAGGTGCAGTTGAAGGTGATGTAGGTTCTCCTGCTGATTGAAGTCTTTTGAGAACAGCGTTTCGATCTGCATTTTGTGCAATTGCATCTCTTGCATGAAGAGCATTTTCAAAGTTCGGATCGCTAAATCCAGGGCGGTCTTTTTTAAGTGCAACGTATTGATTGAGTTTCTGTTGAAACAATTGAGCGTTATCCATGTTTTTTCCAGTTATCCAATCAGATAACAAATCTTTTGCACCAACAACATCCTTTCCTCCATTCCATAAATTCATTGCTCCTGCTCTATATTTTTGAAGCATTTGAGATGATTGACCGCCTGTTTCTGGACGGGCAATTGGATTCCCACTTGCGTCTACTGGATGAGAAGCGTTTGATGAATATAATCTTCCTGCATAATTTAATGCGGAACCTTGTAATCTAGCATTAGCCAATTCTCTAGCTCTAGCCATTTCGCTAACTTGTTGCATTCCAGTAATAAATTGATTGGACAAATGTTGAGTCAAAGGATTTTGACCAGCAAGGCCAGCGGCTTGAATTACATCTGACATACCACTTTGATCTCCACGGGCAACTTTTTGCATTCCATTAGCATATTGCTGTTGGATCATAGGCAACATTGCTTGTGCCGATTGCGTAGCGGCATGAGTCTCAATAGCATGACCAATCTGTTGACCAAGACCAGCAAGTTGATTAACAGTCTGATTGTTAGCCTGTTCTATTGTAGAAAATGGTGCGTATCCGATTGGCATATGATTAAGCGGCGGCTACTGCTGGAGCAGATTGCATTAATGAAGAAATTAAACTTGGCAAAGCATTAGTTTGAGCAAGTGTTTGTGATTGTCCAACAGCAGGATTGTAACTTTGTTGATTTCCTAATGAATTAAGATAACTTGCTTGGTTCATTGCACTATATCCTTGCAATCCAAGCTGACCTAATCCAAGTCCCATCTGATTTTGCATTTGGTTTTGCAACTGCTGACCTTGATATTGGTTAAATGCTCCTTGATATTGGCTTTCTGCTAGTTGGTTTCCTTGTCCAGCGGCTTGTGCGGCAAGTTGTGTTCCCAATCCTCCAGCTTGGAGTCCAGCGGATAATCCCACGGTTGGAGAAACAACCATTGTGTTAGCAAGCTGTTGCCATGTAGGTGCGGCACTCAATCCATATTGGGAAAGACCAAGGCTAGTCTGACCAATGTTACGGGCAAAATTAGCAGGAGCTTGTCCACCACCAGAGAATAGATTGAATCCACCACCAAGGTTCTGTGCTACCTGACGATTGATATTCTGCTGAACATCAAGAGGAATTTGCCCTTGAATATAGGAATTAAGTTGATTTAATGCAAGTTGTCGTTGTGCAGAAGATCCTGGTGTAACCCTGTTCTGGAGATTGATTTGTTGTTGAGTTCCTTGCCTAGCAAATTGCTGTCCTTCTTGTGCGGTTTGATTAAATAGATTAGATCCAAAACCCAATGCTTGAGGAGCCATTTGAGCATACTGCTGTTGCTCTAATGCTAGTGCTTGTTGAGGATCAAAAGTAGGAGTTTGTGAAGACGGGCCTTTTTCAAACAAAGTTGCCAATGGCCCAAGGGCAAGTGTTGTTGGCAAGTTTTTATTGCTAAAAAGTGAGCCTGTATCAAAATTCATATGCTTTTTATATTAGATATTTAGAATTAAATCAATAAGGCCATGCCGCACCATCATCCCACGCATATGTAGGAATCAAAGCATTAAGCATCATGTTATTTTGGAATTGCCTAATGGCACTACCAGTAGGCTCTTCCCTATCAGCAGTCTCTCTGTTGACTTCAAAGATAGCGTTCTGGAGGGAAACATTGTAAAGCTGATCACTACCCTTGTTCTCACGATAGACAACTGCCATGACAGCAGAGATCATTGCCTCTGGAGTAAATTCTACTTGCTCATTGAGATCGGTAAGATCGTAGTAATTTTTCTTACAATAAAGAATTACTGAATCCTTTACCTTGCCTTGGATGAAGTATCTACGGAAAGATGGATTGATGTCGTAGGGTTGGTAAACCGATAGCAACATCCTTGCACTATTATCTACGTCCCATGAATACAATTTAATGCGTCCAGCAGTCTGTGACTTCGTGCAAGCAAAGACAGTCTTGAAAAAATTAACGGAGTAAGCAAACGATGGAGCAATTCCAATAGTAATTGTCTCGCTGATGCGTGTTCCGTATGCATCCTCACCAAAGAAAGTAATCTGCTTTCCTGCATCAAGGGGAGACTCGGCTTCTACTGCAAGCTGATAAGGAGCAATATCATAGTTCTGGAAGGTAACGTGCTTGCCTCCCACCTCAATGAATTTCTTATTGCCACCATTCCATGCATACCCTTGTCCCCAACCATTTCCGTACCCACCACTGGCGGCATCACCCCATGAATCTTGGGGGATGCTCTGATACCATTCGTTACCCAAGGAGACAGGGTTGCCATCAATCCAAGCTAATCTTACTTGTCGATACAAACTTGGTAAAGTTAACAAGCTATTTACACACTTAATACAAACATAATCGCACAAACTATCTGCATCGACTTTATTCCATAAAAGAGAACGTGCCTTGTTCAAATATTGCAAAAGAATAGTTTGATTACAAGTTCCGCTATTTCCTGCGTAAGGACGCAATAGTGGAAGCATATCTTGAACGGAATAAAGAGACATATAAATAAGTATTTATACAGGAATCATCACTTTAAGTGAAATTCTTTTTGCTTTTGCAGATTCGATCATTTTCAATCGAGTTTCTTTTGTAATGCCTCTTGCTTTTGCGGCATCCGATAATTTCTTTTTATGTTCTTCAGAAAAAACAATACCCCTTCTTGCTTTAGAAATCTTTTGACAAGCATCTTGGGAGTGCTTCCTGCCTGTGCTACAGATTGAAATTATTCTTTTTGTTTCTTCTGTATGCCTTGGATTTTCACCACCAGTTGTGCGGTTGTATCCAAAATCAGAATTTGTTGTTTGATATTTTAAGATCCACTCTTCTTCTTTCCATGAAAGGATTTCTTCTGGGCAAAATTCAATTACAGAAAATTCAAATGCATTCTCTCCATATTTTAACCATGCTCTTTGAAAATGTTCGTTTTCGTGATAATTGCCACGCAATCTTGTTCTGTGAGAAGACATTCTGGTAATGACATTTTTAGCTTGGCCAATATATCGCTTTCCGCTTTTCATATTTTTCCAACAATATATTCCAGATCCAGATGCCATAAACTAGATCATTTCTCCACGGGTTATCGGATGACCTACTAGAGAGCGAGTCATAGGACGTTTTGGGCCAGTAGTGGTCTTCACATCCGTCAGTTTGATTGACGGAGATTGCTTGACCTTGAGCATTTTGCTCCTCATCGCCCCGATTTTAGGGAGCTTTGGA